TCAGAACGGGAAGTACAGGGTACCCGACAAAACAAACGGGGTTAGATAGTATTACCATAATCGGTATAGGAGCTGGTTACTTTACCGCGTACGCATGGACTACCGATGGTACTATATATAGTATAGGCCAAGGTACTGAAGGCCAACTCGGTAACGGTGCTGATTCCGACCAGGATTCGACTTGGCAAACTGTTACGACATTACAAGGTAAAACCATATATGGTATATACGGTGCAGGGTATTCAGTTTTTGCTCATACGAGCGACGGGGTATATGCGTGTGGACAAGGTACCAATGGTCGGTTAGGTATGGGTAACAATAATAACCTAAACGTGTTTACGAAAAGTACGACATTGAGTGCGTTATCTATATATAAACTGGATTTTGGACACGGTCCGGGTTATGTTATAACGACGGATGGTAAAGGGTACGCACTAGGTTATGATTATTTAAACAGTATACCAACACCCTTGAGTGGTGATAAAAACGTACCAACGGAAGCGTCGTCGTTAACGAATTTATCCCTGGTGTATCAACCACCTTCCCTCACCTACGACACTTCAAACAAACTCTCCATCGAGAACCTTACCCCGACGTCAACAACACTCACCGACCCGAACGGGTCGAGTTTCGATATCGGTACGGCTTCAAACGTATACATACGCGATTCGGGTACGTACTCTATTGCGTCGAAAGATGCAAATACGTTCGTACTCGCGAGTAATACCGTCACGGGAACACCTACGGGGACGACGTACGTGTATGATTCGAATACGTTCACGACCCCTTCCCAAACCTACGATACGACGAAAACGATAACGGTTTCGAACGTACCTTCAACGTTAACCGATGTCGTCGGTAAAATCTATAAAGGGTCGACGGCGTATACGATCCACGCAACAACATCATCGTCGAACGTTATAATAGAGAATGAGGGAACGTACGTATCGGTATTTACGACGGCGACACAGGCTTTTTTGACGAACGCGATCGATGCAACACAACCAACGATAACGAGTGACGATACTACGATCGAGGATGCGGCACCACTCGTGACGACGTCAACAACAACGGTACAAGAACAAGATCCCGAAACGTTTTCGTATACGGGTGCCATTCAAACATATACCGTTCCGGATGGTGTTACATCTATAAAAGTAAAGTGTTGGGGCGCTGCCGGTGGTTCAACATACGGTGGTGCCGGTGGGTACGCGGGTGGTACAGTATCGGTAACACCAGGTGAGACGATTCAGGTCGTTGTTGGACAAGGTGGACGTACTGGTGGTTCTAATCTTGGTAGTGGTGGCGGGTTTACGGGTATTTTGAGTGTATGGAATACGAGCGATATATCCGCAACTCACGCTGGTTCTATTATAATCGCAGGTGCCGGTGGTGGTGGTGGTAATTCGTCTAATAATCCGGCGGGTAATGGTGGTGGTGAAACCGGAGGTGTGGGTCAAAACGATGCTAGTGGTGCTAAACCAGGTACACAAACAGCAGCTGGTTCGGCTGAATCAGATGGTTCAGCTGCTACTAACCCAACTGGAGGGTCGTACTTTAGAGGTGGTAATAGTGCTGGTAACACTTTTTATGCGGCTACACCTTGGCCTGCAGGGGTATGGGGTGGTAATTATCAAAGAAGTAAAGCTTCTGGTGGTAGTCAAGGTGGTGGTGGTGGTGGTGGGTATTACGGTGCTGGTGGTGCAGGTAATCGTAATAGCGTGAATAGTCGGGGTGCAGCTGGTGGTTCAGGATACATAGGCGGTGATGGAACACACGAAGTAACGAACGGTGAAAACCTTGCAACGTCACTTACACAAAAGTCGTCTTTACCACCTAAAACGGACGACGAACACTATGTTTCGGGTGCTGGTACACCGGCTAGTACTGATACTAATGGGGGTGACGGTCTCGTTGTTATTATTGCAACAAAAGAGGTAACCACAACCACAACAACCGGCGGTGGTCTCGCCGGGTCAACGGCGGTACCCGACGAAACGACCACGGACGCCCCAAGCGTAACACTCGACGCGACCGATACGACCGAAGACCCGATCCTCGACCTTGATTTTACGACAACACTCCCCCGTAATCTAAAAAGGTACAATGGCGTGACGAACTCGAGTATCGGTGCACGGTTTAATAGACACGAATCGCGTAAGAAACGGATCGAGAAACGTATAAGTATACCTTCGAGTTTTTCGGCCGAGTTAACAGCAAACAATGCAAGTTCACCGACAACGTTAACGGTTACGGTCGCGAACAGTAAGTTCGTGATTAACGGTGACGAAACACCGACGCTCGGGTTCATTCGCGGGGAAACGTATACGTTCGACCAGAGCGATGCGTCGAATTCGGGACACCCTCTCGTGTTAGCGACATCCGCGGACGGGGCGACGCAATACACGACAGGATGGACAACAACACCATCTTCAGACTATATTCCGGGAGTTTCGGGTGCACAAGGTACATTTATCGTACCGTACGACGTCCCCGATACGATATACTATAAGTGTAATGTACACCCGAACATGGGTGGTGAAATAAACACGACGTTCGGGAACACGTTTTCCTTGGGCGACTTTACGGTCGCGGCAAACACACACGTTTCGGGGGAGTATACGTTAGCAACAAACTATGACGGAACGACGAGTAATTTGTACGTGAACGGAACTTTAATTACACAAACGACCCCGAGTCCAGCGATAAGTGCGGGTGTAAAAGACTTTATTCTCGGTAAAGAGTTCGACGGGTACGTGAAAAACTTTAAGTTTTGGAACTATGCGAAACGATTTAGACCTCCGGGAATATATCCACAAACTTTACCATCTTTAGACAGTACGTCTCTATTTCATACGTATTTATATACATGGAGAAAAACTGAAGGTACGTTAGAAGTGTATGATATAAAAGTGAACGATGGGTCTGCTAATCAAGGTCTGTGGTGGAGCGATGCTGGATACGACGCGTACTACCACGCAATTGCAGTAAATAAAGAGACGAACACCTGGGAAGATTATGGTCCTTCACACCCTTTTGAAGATCCAGTAGAAAATAATGATGGAACTATCTTAGTAACAGATGGTCCTGATGGTTCGTACCCGAATCTTTATAAATTCACAAAACCAACAGATGCAAGTTGGATAGAATAAAAGTATTAACCCCAAGCTCTCTGCATACTCGATTCAATGGCCCACGGGTACCGTAATTTACCGTACCCGACGATATTATACGCGTCGATACCGATACGGTTACACTTGGTACACACGTCGAAACTGTCGTCGATGATTGAGTCTAAGGCAAGACTTCGACAGATTTCGTGTTTCTCAATTTCGTGATCCGTATAACTATTGGTCATGATAAGATCGTCGAAGGTATTGGGGAACCAGTACTCGAGCCACTGTTCGGTTTGTGTACGCGCGTAACTTTGGCGACCCGTGACGATATACATTGTATCGGCGTGTTTGCGTAAATACCCCATTTGTTTACACACACCCGGGATCGGTTTAAGTTTCGCGAACTCTTCGGATTCGTAAAAATCGTGAACCATGTTACGCGATTCGGTTTCGGTAATGTTAAACATATCTTTATAGACGTAAGGGTACTTTTTAGTGGTCGGCATTTTGTACCCACGGAACTTTGCCATGGGTCGTACGAACGAGACGAGAACTTCGTCGATATCAATAGCAACTCTTTTCATTTATTACAAAATATTCACTCATAATCTCTAAATACTATTCCGACGGGGAACCTCGGGATCCCGAGTTCCGTCAAGTTTTGGAACTTTACGGTTAACATTTTACCGAAATAGTTTTCCTTATGCGCATAAAAATACTCTCTTTGTTCGATCGTACCTTCGGGTCGAACACAGAATGTACTTCCATTTTCGGTTTTACACACCCATACGACGGCATTTGCATCGCGACCGTGTCCCGTCTTTGCATCGACAACTTCATACTCTTCCGTGACGAAATCCTTATACTTTAATAGGTAATTACTCCGTTTCCCGTTTTCATACACACTCGAAGGATCACGAACCATGGTCCCTTCGTACCCTTGTGAAACGAACTGATCGTGGAACTGTTTCAAACACGTTTTCTTACGAACGAGTTTCGTTTCGACCGTGACATACTTTTTGCGTTCCTCGAACGGTAAATCAGGACGGTTTACGTCAAAGTAATCAAATACGTAAAACGTGAGTTGTTTCGGGTCTGTTTTAAACAAACTCGTAATTTCCTCAAACGTTTTGTTTGGATCGTAACACTCACCGTCGAGGTACTCGCCATCCTTGAGACCTTTACCGAGATACTCGGTTCCCGGAACGAGTTTTCCCGTACGCGAAATCCCACCTTTATTCGAGACGAGTAACCGAACCCCGTCGAGTTTCGGCTGAACGTAGAACGGTTCCGAGATGTACCTTTTACGATCGTCCCATTTATTTGCTAACATGGGCATAACATCAGGGACGTGTAAATTCTTCCAAATAGTTTTTGCACGTTTCAGGGCACTTTCGTACCCGAGCGGAACGTGCGTGGTTGAGATGGATTCTTTACCATCAACAACACCAGTTGCCTTGATAATATTGGCGGTACCGTCTTTGAGTTTTTCAACTCGGATTGACGTATACCTTTGATTGCCGTTTTTGTCCGTTTTAAAAATTGTTTCCATTATTATAGATGAGTAGTGTTCCTCCAGTTGTAGATTATAAACGAATGGAACGACTTAGGCCTCCAGAAAACACGGTTATTCCTCTAAACGCAAATACTCTATGCATATTTCTTATACTAGCAACCATTATCGGTTTGTATAAGAGACACGTGGACACCAGAAACCCCCAGACCCGTAGGGTCTGAAGTTAAGGTGTGAAAGAAAACCCCCAGACCCGTAGGTGAAAACCCCCAGACCTTTAGGTCTGAAGTTAAGGTGGGTGAGGAACCCCCAGACCCCTCCGGGGTCTGTAAATGAAGTTAAAGAGAGGGATACGACCCCAGACCCCTCCGGGGTCTGTAGTCGGGATCTAATCCACAGAATCAACGACATTATACTTGATACACTCTTGAGGATCTAAATATATGTCGCGTTTCATAATTTTTTTAAGTTGTTTTTGTGGTATAGACGTTTTTTCCTTATACGTCTTTGTAACCATATCCATGAGTTTATCACACGATTTCATTTCGTCTTTGAGTTCTTCGTATTTTCCCCAGAACCCGTTCGTGGATATTTGGTGTATGAGTACGTGTGCATTCTTACCTATACGACGTTCGTGACCACCTAAAAGAAGAAACGTGGCGGCGGAACAACATACGCCTTGTGCTATGGTAACAACTTTAACACGTGATTTTTCAATAATGTTCATGGCACTTAACCCCGAGAACAAATCACCACCTTCACTACATATATGAAAATATATGACGGGTTCGTACCCAATAAGTTCGGCCTTCTTTTTAAGAAGATCTATTTCAAGTTTCTTAAAATCTTCGATAAACTCAAGGATATCTACATCGGTAATTTCCCCGTAATAAAAGATTTCATTACCAATGACTCGAGATATTTTAAAATCGTTTTCTTCTTCGGTACTCATTTAATTATTCTATACACACGTCTTTAATCATTTTTTTGATTTTAGTAACCTCCCTTTGTTTGAGTTTATTCTGTAAAGCTAGATGGTTCATAACATCAAAATCTTGGGACGTTAAATTATATTCTTTAAACTTCGAGACGTCACCTTTTTGTGCGTATTCTTTGAGTAACATGAACTCGTGGTGTTTCATGTGTGTATGTGACCGTACCTGTATACTCCTTACCTTTTGTTCGCGCATTTTCTGGTTCCCGTATTTTGTCCATGCACTTCCCGGACGAATAGCATCTTTCGCGAGTAGATTTTTCATGTAGAGTTTAGGGAGTTTTATGGCGTGTAAAACAAAGTATGGCATACACTCCCATTCACCTTTATAGAGTTCGCTATCGTATTGATCGGCAATGACCAAATTATTCATTATCTTATCGTAATGATCCGTATCCGAACCGAGATAATTTTCGTGTACGGATCCCCAAACGTGTCCGTGTTCGTGTATCGTTTCATTTATATCTATGTTACCGGGTTTACAGAAAAAGTCTTCTATAATTTCTTTCGGTGTTTTGAAAATATCTTTATCGTCGTTAAATTCAAGGTAACTGAAATAGTTTCCTATATTTCCATTACACTTTTCGGATGCTATTTTTGTTCGCGGGTGCTTTTTGTTTAACCACTGTATAGTTTCGGGTTTACGTTTTGGTACGAACACGAGTTTGAAATTGGGTAACATGTGTACATTTTTAGACGTCACGAGTAACGGTTTTTTCGTAATAGACCCCCCTTCACAGACGGTTTCGACTATACTTTTATATACGGTATCCGATTCGTAATCGTCTATATACGCATACATATTTGAATTTTTTATCGTACTTAGAAATAGATCTTTTTTACGCAACACTTCATCATACAATTCTATACTGTTTGATTCATCGAGAATTTTATTCAGAATGTACGTTTTCCCAACACCAGCCGCCCCACATAAAAACACATTGGTACCGTTTTCTAACAGAGACGTAATTTCTTTTATTTCGCGATCGTGGAGCGAAATAGTACCAACCTTTTTTTGTTTATGTATTGTAACGAAGGCATCCATGTCCGATGAAAATGGAGAAAGTGATCTCGCTACTCAGGCTTTAGATATTATTATGGAAAATAATACACTCCAGAAACGCGTTTTAGATCCTTTAAAAAGGAAACTTTTCCCTTATTTGATGTGTGTTACAATCTTTAACCTTACTCTTTTTGTGATGGTGGCGTATCTTGTGAATCGTCTTTCGGTGATTCTGTAACAACTTCCATGAGTTCAGTTCGTCTTCGGAGTTCTTTCATGAGATCACCTTTCAAACTTACGAGTCCCTTATCTTTTAAATCCGATATTTCGTTTTTACGTTCCTGTACGCGTTCTATATCAGCTTTAACGGTTCCTTTTATACCTCGTATTTCATCGAGTTCTTTTTTAAGTTCGCGCTTAGCAACACCACCAACCGCGTCTTTGAGTTTCGTCATGACTTTATTTTCTTGTATGGCCTTGAATGGCATGATGGGTTGTATGTGCATGATTTCGGGTTTGAAAAACGCATTATCGTCTGGAAACTCGCGTTCAAATGCATCTATCATTTGTTTGGGTACGTTTGGAGACTGTTCGATAAGTCTATCGTATTCGGCGCGCATATTTTCAATCATGATGGTACCATTTTGTGTTCTTTCAGCAAGAGGTAAAGTTAACTCGAGACGAATGGTTCTCGAAAGTTTACCGTACTGTACCGACGCGACGCGGTGACCTTCCATGAGTTCGTTGATTTTGAGAAACTGCATGATAGTTGTTGCAATGGCGGTGATTAAGTTCAAACCACCAATAGCCGACGGTACGTACGGTTGGACCGTAGGTGGAAACGTTTCCTGTGCAAAGTTTGCTGTACCGGTTATGGTACTTACAATAATAAGGGGTATGGTAAATTTCATGCTTAGATTTTTAAATGAACAGTACGCTTGGTAGTGCATGTATCGATAACACGCAGCGGCTTCACCCCAGGACTTTAATATTTTCTCCTGTTGTGGGTGCCAAATTTTCGGAAGTTTCTTTTCTTCGTTCATACTAATAGAGATGAACATTATATTCTTCATTCACTTACTTTTCTTCATAACCATGTTGGTTGTACCATTCATGAAGAACAAACAAAACCTCGAATTTTACTCACTTCTCGTCCCGTTTATATTTTTTCACTGGTCCGTGAACGACGATACGTGTGCTTTAACGCAAATGGAAATGGTTGTAACGGGAAATAGTAAAGAAGAAACGTTTTTTGGACGTATAATGGGACCCATATACAAAATGGACGATACCGAGGCAAACAATTTCTTAAAATCTATTTTATTTTTCCTTTGGTTACTTGTTCAGTATAGACTCGATAGAATTGATTTGAGTCCACTCAATGAACTCAAAAAACGTATCGTTAAATAATATTGGTATATATAAAATGAAGATCAAAAACAAAACGCAAACAAAACTTATGTTTATTGCGTTGGCGGTTCTTTTTGCTTTAGTTATATACCAAATACGTAATCCAATCGTAGTTAAGAAACAGGTTCCTGTACATGTACCAGTTGAAGTTCCAGTCCAGATACCGGTTGAAAAGGAGTTTCGAAAACCACCTATCAAAGAGTATAAACCCGGGTACGTACAACAAATGGGGGTTCTCGTAGGTCCTGACGAAGAAACCTTACCTTTATACGGTAAAGAAGTTAGAGGTCGTCGCGACCAATACCACTATTATACGACAACACCAGGTGAACAAGTATATCCACTTCCAGTTACGATTAATGACCGGGACTGTATGGACGATATCGGGTGTCAAGAACTGTACGGAAATGAAACCGTTTCGGTATTAGGACAAACGGGGTCATTTCAGGCGAAACTGTATAGAACGGATAACTTTTTCTAATCTTCTTTTTTCTTTTCTGGAACAACAAATCTATATGCACAACTTCCCATTGTTATGGTTTGTGAACACATAGCACAGCATGCACACGCCAACAATAACAGTAAAGGTGGAGGTTTTACTGGAACCCTTGATATAGGTCTATATACAAAAAAGAAACAGCACAAACAACAACACAAATTTGAAGCTAAATTAGTAGGTCCACAATTAGACATTTATAGTAAACAAAGAAAAATATATTGGTTACTATAAATGAAGATAGATACTTTAAAAAACGAAGCAAAACGTTTAGGTCTTCGTGTCACTAAGAAAATAAAAGGGAAACGTGTTCCCCTATCTGAAAAGGAACTTAAACTACGAATCGAAAGACGTCGACCACCAGCTTTGGAAATCCAGGTTCGTAATTCAAAAAAACTTATACGAACGTGTAAATCACTTCTGAAAACCGTGGAACCGAGTGTTTCTGTAAAACGTATTCCATCAGCACCCCGAGTCCCTCCAGCACCCCGAGTCCCTCCAGCACCCCCGGTCCCACCACGTCCCGTGAAACGTGACCCACGTGCAAACTTAATGACGGCTTTGAAAGCAAACCTCGAAAGACGTGGTATTAGACGAAAGTTAAACCAAACTTCTTAGACATGAACCTTTTTGCACTTTCGAGTTCAGGGTAACTCCATAAAAGCCATCTCGACCAGAACCCCGCGGTATACAAACCTGATTTACCCCAGTTTTCTTTATCGCTTCGTGTAACATCGAGCATGTTTTTGTGAACGAGTTTAGGATCGGTTTGTTTTTGAACCATGTGTGGTACAAACCCACCGTGACGCGTGACGTAGGAACGCATACGTAAAGGGTTCTTGTGTAGTGTATAATCGGAGTACCCCTTGGCCCCAAAATCAACAATCTTACCATCATCGAACGTAACTCTAAACTTTTTATCAAATCGCGGACTTTTTCGTAAACGAACACGCATGTATACTATAATTATTGAACATATTTATTTTGTAACCTTGCGAGTGTGTAGTGGTGATACAAATGAAGTATACCAATCGCTAAAGAAACGTAAACCGCTGGGTTTTTCCTGGCTTTTCTGTTCATAAGAATCAGAATAACTGAAGTGAGAATGATGAGTGTTGGTAAAGTGAACAAACCAATTTGAATATTGGTCAAACCAAGAAACCGTTTATCTAACGTATCGATTGTATCGTTTTGTTCTGGTGCGTAGTATTCTTTTCCTTTATAACCTGGCATTTATTATATATACATAAAAAAAATGTGGGTTTTCATGATTCCTATAATATTATTATTGAACGATTATTTTAAAAACCCAATCGATAGACTTTATTTTCAGAAACCTTTACGTCCACTCATCGGTATACGAAACTCACTCGTAGACTTATTTTTTTATAAGCCACACTATTCGGTCGACGATTTTCCAGGCCTTTGGCGTGTACAAAAACACTTTTTCGATATAAAAGATGAATACGACGGGTTACACAAAAACGCACAAAAATGGTATTTCCACGATCTCGATCCATGGTTCGACCGTAACGAAAACTATTATTACTATAAAATACACGATTTTCCGAACATATACGCATTTTTAAAAAGTATACCGTGTGTTGATCATGCCATGATTGCAGTCATGGAAGGACCAATGTCTATACCAGCACATCGTGCCGAAAGCAATTTACAGTTACGGTACCATTTAACACTCGAAGGAACAAGTAATCTTACGACAGAGTTTGATATTCATCAACATAAACCCGGTGAAGATATTCTTTTTGACCATGCACGATACCATAGTGTTGATAAAACCGACGAACAAAAACGAGTCGTACTTATATTGGATATTAATAGGTTTTAAACTAAAGGTGTTTTCGACACACTGCTTTATACATGTTATGATCACCAACAAGTTCGAGTTCATCGTTTTGGACAATACGTTTCGTAAAAGGTCCGTGGGTACCATCCATACACTCCATACACATCGCTGATATTTTGAAAACTTTATCGGCGAGAGGTACACAATCTACGAGTTCGCCAAACTTTCTCTGTTTATAATCACCATCGAGACCGGCGAGTAAAATCGTTTTACCCGAATCGAGAACCTTTTCGACGAACTGTTTAAGACCGGTGAAAAATTGAGCTTCGTCTATGGCTATAACGTCAACGTCCGAAAAATCAACGTCATCGAGAGTATTCGTTTTTATACAATCGAAACGAACATTATCATGGGTGCGTAAAACATCTTCGGAGGCGCGCGTATCTTTTTTCGAGTTTATAACGAGAATACGTTTACCTATAACGCGGTACCTTTTTAAACGTCGGATAAGTTCAGACGTTTTTCCGGAGAACATGTTACCCATGATAATTTTCAAACTCATTTCTAAATATACGTTACATTATTTTAAATGGTTTTAAAGAAACAACTCTTTGTATAATAAAAAACACTATGGAAACACTTAGAATTAAACGATTAACTCTCGAAGCAACTTTACCAACGCGCGCATCCCCTGGATCGGTCGGGTACGATTTATATAGTATGGAAAATATGACGATTAATGCATGTGAACGGGGTATTGTAAGTACGGGTATTTGTGCAACGATTCCTAAAGGTGTCT